CTATGACTGGATTTAACGACGAACAGGTTTGGTTAGGTACCTGGGGCAAGGTCTGGGTAGACGGTGAGCTCCTGTCTGAGGCTACTGCATTCAGAGCAGAGGTAACCATCAACTACGAAGACCTGACAAGAGTGCAGAACCTGATGACCGGCCACAAGATGACATCTATGGCTGGTGAGGGTGAGATCACCTTGCACAAGGTGGATTCCTTCGTGATGAAGAAGATCGCGGCTGACATCAAGGCCGGCAAGGTCCCGGACATCACCATTGAGTCTTCCTGGAACGACCCGAATGCAAACGGCGAGCAGCGTATTGCTGTAAAGCATGTCAAGTTCGAGAAAATCACTCTCATGGACTGGGAGGCTGGAAGCATTGGCGAAGAGTCCTACAGCTTCACCTTCTCTGACTACGAGATCAAAGCAATGGTATAAAATGCGGCCCTTCCTTCGGGGAGGGCTTTTTTTTCAATTAAGGAGGCGCGCATATGAATACTGTTGACATTCTGCTTAGCTTAGACAATGCAGACCTGGAAGTAACCAACGAGAAGGAGCTGGAGATTAAGCGACTCTCGAAGATTGCTAAGAAGCCGTTCATGGTAAAGGTGCATGGCATCGGTGCCAGACGGTTCACGAAGCTGGCCAACGGCGTAACCGGTAAGGACGGACAGGTCCAGTATGACAAGGCTTTTGATGTGAACATCAGTCTGTGTCTGGCCGGCATGTCTGACCCGGATCTGAAGAACAAAGACCTTCTGGAGAAATTTCAGTGCAGCACACCGGGCGAACTGCTGGAGAAGCTGTTCAAGCCGTCAGAGATTGCGGCTATCGGTGATGCCGTGACAGAGCTGTCCGGTTTCGGCGGTTCTGATGTCGTGGCAGAAGTAAAAAACTAATCTACACGGAGGAGGGCGGCGATGTAACGAACATGTACATCCTCTTCCGTGAATTCAATTGGAAGCCGTCGGACTTCTATCTGCTCCCAGAGGGCGAGAAGATAGTGGTCCGGGCATTCCTGGCTAAGCTCGTCGATGAAAGAGAAAAGGAATCGAAGGAGCTTGAGAAGCAGAGAAGACAGAGGAGGGGTAAACGATGAGCAGAGTTATAGACGCTATACTCCGCCTTAAGGATGAATTCACGGGCCCGATGTCGAGTGCTATGAACATGATGACATCGGCGTCAAAAGCTGGTGATAAGACCCGGCGGTCCGTCGATAAGATAGGCAAGAGCTTCGAGCAGACCGGCAAGATGCTGACTACTGCTGTCACCGTGCCCATTGTTGGCATGGGGGCTGTGTCTTATAAGACATTCGAGAGTGTAGATAAGCAGCTGAACCTTGTCAAAGCCACGATGGGCGAAGCAAACTATGCGACAGCTGACCTCTCTAAGGAATTAAAGGATGCGGCAGTTAATTCCATTTACAGTATGGAAGAGGGCGCAAGTGCATTAGTTAACTATGCGCGGCAGGGCTTTAATGCCGCTGATGCTTCTGTGATGCTTGCTCCGGCGTTGAACCTGGCAGCAGGCACTGCTACTGACCTAGACTCCGTCACAAGTGGTCTTGGCAATACCATGAAGGCCTTCGGCGCAAATTCTTTAGAGGCGGCACACTATGCTGACATGTTCACGAAGGCACAGGCGCAGGCGAACACGGATGTGCAGGGTCTGTTTGATGCCATGTCTGTGGCAGGTCCGACATTCAAGACAGTCGGATGGTCGTTCTCTGATTTGGCTACTCTTACGGGCGTATTTGGAGATATGTCCATCGGTGCATCCGAAGGCGCGACAGCATTGAATACAGGCCTCATGCGTTTGGCTGCTCCGGCTAAGCAGGGCCAGAAGGCACTGGAGCAGTTAGGCATTGCAGGTGACCTGTTTGAGAATGGCTCGCTTAAGTCTATGCCTGAGACCCTGAGCATCCTGCAGGGCGCGTTCAGAGGGCTGTCTGATGAGCAGAAGCTGGCAGCTGCATCTGCTATCTTTGGTAAGAACCAGGCATCTAAGTGGATCGCGCTTATGGACGGTCCCGGACTGGAAACCCTTCAGGAGATGAAGGACAACATCGACGGTGCGAGCGGTAATGCACAGGAAGCAGCTGATGCGATGGTTACTCCGACAGAGAAACTGGCATCCACGTTCGATGTATTTAAGTATTCCGTCGGTGAAGCTATCAGCGGCGCTGTGGTTCCGTTCATCGAGAAGGCGACTGAGCTGGTGGATAAGTTCCGGCAGATGTCGCCTGAACAGCAGCAGCAGATTATCAAATGGGCGGCTATGGCTGCGGCAGTCGGTCCGGCATTACTTGCATTCGGTAAGATAATCCGAGTCGGAGTTAAACTGTTCGGCGCTCTGTCTAAGGTCAGAGGCGCTCTTCAGTTTGTTGCTAAGGCAGGCGGGCCGCTTAAGGCATTGGCAGCTACACTGGGTGCTCCTTTGGGTGTTGTAATCGGCGTGTTGGCGGCTATCGCGGCCATCGTGCTAGTGGTTATCACACACCTCGACCAGTTCAAGGCAGTAGGCCAGCAGGTCATGGCTGTAGTCGGTCCTGCGATGGAGAGACTCGGTCAGGCGTTCAGCAAGCTCGGTTCTGCTGTGATGCCTATCATCACATTGATTGGCGATATGCTTGCAGACTTCCTTTGTGGTGCATTTGCCACTCTTGGAGCAGTAGCAGGGCCTATCATTGACGGTATTGCATTGGTTATCAGCGGACTCGCGGATGCAGTATCGTGGGTAGTTCAGTTCATCACGGCCATCGCTAACGGTGACTGGGGTGCGGCTTGGGAGCTTATCAAGAGCGTAGCAGAACCGATTATCACCACACTTTCCGGTGTTATCGACGGCATCAGCCAGGCGGTGCAGGGCGTTGTAGACTTCGTAAATGCCATAGTGCATGGTGATTGGGAATCCGCATGGAACGCTCTCGGAGAAGTTGGTTCCGGTGTCATGAGTGCGTTCAAGGCTGTAATTGACGGCATCAAGACAGCACTTGACGGTGTTATCGGCAAGGTTAAAGAAGCAAAGAATGCGCTTGAGACTCTGGGCACCGGCGGCTCAGGCGGCCTGCATGGTGTAGGCGTCAACGCATCCGGTACTCCGAACTGGCGCGGCGGCTGGACCACCGTAGGCGAGAAGGGTCCTGAGCTGATGAACCTGCCGAGAGGTACGCAGATTATCCCGCATGAGGCAAGTCTGAACACGCCCATCGGCGGCGGTATCAGTATCGCCAAACTCGCTGACCAGATTGTGGTACGCGAGGATGCAGACATTGACAGAATCGGTGATGCAGTCGTTCGTAAGCTTCGGATGGCGGCATCCATGAGAGGAGGGTATTCATTCAGTGGAGATATGGCTTAAAGGCAGGAAGAAGCTGAGGATACCCGTGCTCCCGTCGGAGTATACGGTCAGTTCCTCGCAGTCTAACCAGTCTGTTGATATTAACGCATTAGGTGAGGTGGATCTTGGAGGCAAGCGTGCCCTCCAGTCCATCTCATTTTCTTCATTTTTCCCGAAGAGGTATGACCCGGAATATTGTTCATACCGTAATATCAAGTCCCCATCGAGCTGTGTGAAGCTCGTGGAGAAAATAAAGCGCGCCGGGACTTTGCGCCTCCTTATTACCGGCACGCCGATTCGTCTTCGGTGCCGCATCGAGTCCTTCGAGTGGTCGGAGAACGACGGCACCGGAGACATCAGTTATACGCTGACATTTAAGGAGCACAGAGGCGTGTCCGTAGGGACTTCTGAGGTGGTGACATTGTCCAGCCTGGAACAGAGTCAGCCGGATGCCGTTGCAGTAGAGGGCAAGACGCTGGAAGAGAGCCCTAGAACGGAGCCGGAGACAACCACCGGCACGACCTACACGGTCAAGGCAGGAGACAGCCTCTCAACCATTGCCCGTCAGCTGACAGGCTCAGCGGACTGGCATGCAATATACGAGCAGAATAAGGCAGCCATCGGTGCGGACCCGAACATGATTATGGATGGCATGACCCTGACGATTCCGAGCGCAAAGGTTGAGTCATGAGGGTACAGCTTTATAAGCCTGACAGTGGTCAGCAGTATGACATCACCGGAGCCTGTGCAAGCGTGACGTGGAAAGGGTCCGCCTCATCCGCGTGCAGGACTCTGGATTTCGCTTATGTTAATGACCCGTATGACCCATCTATCAGGATTCCGGCTATCTCCGTCGGTGACCTGGTGTCATTGGAAGACGAGAAGGAAGGAGAGGTCTTCTACGGTCAGATATTCGGCATCGAGAAGTCGAGCGACATCGGGACGATAACCTTCACGGCATCTGACCCAATGAAGCACCTGCTGGAGTCGAAGGGCCAGTACAACTTCCAGAACGTTACACCGGAGGCAATCACCATGCAGGTGGCGGCAGATGTCCAGTTCCCCCTCCGGTACGCTGACGGCATCCCGTCTATCTATGTAACCGGCGTCAACATCGCCTCCCTGATCTGCGACCAGATGAGCCTCTATGACATCATCATGGCGGCCTACACTAAGGCCCACAAGATTACCGGTGACAAATACTTTGCGATGATTTACAAGCGGGGCCTGGGCGTGTATAAGGCCGAGTGGATCGTGAATGGTTTTACCCTGTCGGATTTTTCCAACATTACGGCCAGCAACTTTTCCGAGAGCATGGACGCCATCGTGAACCGCGTGAAGGTTTACGACGACAAAGGAAACCAGATTGGAGAGGTCAATGATACCGATTCCGCTGGTAAGTTCGGCATATTCCAGGAAGTTTACAAGCAGGAAGAGGGCGTAGATCCGACTACAGCGGCAACCAAGATGCTCAAGGTCAAGCCCCAGCAGAAGATTAAGATTAACGCGCTGGGCGACATTAACTGTCTGTCCTGCTATTATGTGATGCTTCACGATGCGGCTACCGGCCTCTCCGGGCGGTACTGGATAAGTTCCGACAGCCACACCTGGCAGAACGGCGTCCACACGATGGAGCTGGAGCTGGAGTTCGAGGCCATCATGAACACGAAGGAAGTCAAGGAAGAAGACAAGGACAAGAAGAGCAAGAGCACAAAGAAGGAGGCGAGCACGAAGTGAGTTGGACTGATGACATGGCGGCCATGATGGGCGGCGAGCGTCAGACAGGGCGCGGCCTCCAGCTTTGCCAGATGGCAGGCCCGAACGTTCTCCAGGTCGGACAGATGCTCATAACCTCCCCGAATCTGCGGATCGCATCCCACCTGATGGCACCTATCTGCACGAAGGTAGCAGGCACCTGCCATGATGGTGCGGCACTGACCGACTCTTCCAGTTATTCTTCAGCACTCGCGGCAGGGGATGTGGTACTTGCCTATCAGCTGGATGACAGCACGTTCCTGGTAATTGAAAGGATGGTGAGTGTATG